TGACTGTTGTGGTTCCTGTTGCTGTCAGAGTGGTGCTATATGCTCCACTTGTTACCAATGTTGATCCATCTGCAAGGGTTAGTGTTGCTGATGTAGCTGGTGCAGTTAAAGCAACCTTATTTACACTTGTTGCTGTTGCGACTCCAATGGTAGGGGTTGTCAGTGTTGGACTTGTTGCAAGTACATTGCTGCCTGTCCCAGTGTTTGTAACCGATACCACATTCTTACTGGCATCGAGTGCCAGGGCAGTGGACGCTGTCAGTGCTGAAATAGTAGCAGTACCACCAATATTGATAGTCTTTCCAGTTCCAACATTCAATCCGACTGACGTTCCAGACCCAGCTGCAGCGAAGATTGCATCGACAGAATCTAAGTCAGTATTTATCTTAGTTCCCCAGGTATCTGTACTTGCACCTACCTCTGGCTTTGTAAGTAATAGGTTTGTTGTGGTTGTATCTGCCATTTAAATCACCTTATCTTTTAGTCCATGTTTCTGAATTATTCGTGATTGGAGTCCATGTCTCAGGTGTATTAGATAATGGAGTCCAAGTCTCAGCAGTGTTGCTCAACGCTGTCCACGTCTCAGCAGTATCACTTAATGCTGTCCACGTTTCTGGTGTATCTGGTTCATCCACCCATTTTAGAACACCATTTACTGTTATGGTAGACGTATCTGAAATTGCTATCTGAGCACGTTGTCTTCTAATTGCACTTACAGTCACCGTACTATAAGCAAGCAATGTGAATACATTATTGCAAACAATACTGGTGGATATTGATACAGTTGACGTATCAGAAACAGCAATTCTTCCAATTGCATATCTCTTTGCAGCAATCACCACCGTACTCGTTGAGCTGATTTCTACAGCACCAAATGCATACCTTTTGGCTGCAATGACCACCGTACTTGTATCTGAAACAGCAAAACCACCAATTGCAATACGTCCAGCATTGACAGTTACTGTACTGCTGTCACTTATTGCAATTGATGTTCTGATGACAGATATTGCATTGACTGACATCGAGCTTGTCGATGAAATTGCAATAGATCCTGTCTTGACCTTTGTGCCTGCCACCGTCATGGTGGATTGGTCAAAGATCTCGAATTGTGCTGACTGAATCCTCTTTGCTGCTACAGTAACCGTACTGTATGCAACAAAATTGATTGTGATCCCACTTATTCCATAAACACTAGAACCATATGGTCCAGACCCATATCCTGACCAAGTATTGGCATATGCACCAGACCCATAGTTACCTACGCCATAATATGCCATGACATATTAAGCCAGGGTGATGGTCAAACTAGATGCTGGAATTCTTAAAACGTCACCGTCATTGATTGTTCTTGCAGTTGTCAATGGAGCCCATGCGAGTAAGGTTCCTGTTGTGATTGCATCAAATATTCCAGCCCATCCTACAGATCCCCAGTTACCACCAGACGCTGCAGCAAACTCAATGGCTGCTGCATTTGTGAATGTGGTTGCAGTCCCTGATCCTGAGATGGTTCCAGTCACGACTCTTGCATATCCATTTCCAGATACCTCAGTTCCACCACCTGTATCACTTGGAGCAGCTGTAAAAAGTCCAACATACCAGGCAGTGGGTCTGGTTGCACTATTTGTCGTGAAAACCCAATTCAAGACTAGGTTTTCGGTGTAGTCGGTAAAACTAGACATATCTCACCCCAAAAGTATTTGTTCTTGCTAAAAGAGCACCACCAGACGTTGATCCACGATCATCAGCAATCTTCAGATCATTCAATCCACGCTCATACAGTGTTGCCCATGTTTGAATTCTCTCATCATTTTGTAAATATGGAGCACCTTGAAGTAAGGCACCATAGAGATAAATATCTGGGCTTGAAGTCAATAACCAGTTGGTTGCATTGCTACTTGATAACTTTGTCAACTTTCCATAATAAATTAGTTCTGCTGTATAGGTTGAATCTGGTACAGGAACGACTCTAATTTGAGTACCGACAATACCAAAATATTGTGGTCTGCCTGGTGCAGTGTATTGAGTTCTCAACGAGTCCAATGAATCGACAGTCTCAAACTGCAAAGGTTGTATTGGATTGGTGTTTAATTTAACTGTTCTAGTTTCTAAAAAGTCAGCAGGTACAGCAGAATATTCACCATCAATACTTGCAGTAGCCCTGACAATCATTTGAGTTGTTCTCAAAGTACGCTCGATCTGAGCCTCTGCAAGAGAGATAAAGTCAACAATTACAGATGTCAAGTCATCACGATTGATCCAGTCTGCAACCGATGCCTTCAGTTCTGTATAAGTGGTCAATGCCATTTAAGTTTCCTCTTTTTCTTTTGCTTTTTCTAGGTCACGCATCACCCATGTGTGGTCATGCTTGAATTCAAATGTTCCAATGTGACCAATCTCTTTGCTGACATCGTGATCGATGTAGACCTTAAAACCCAATTCTTGAGCCTTCTTACAAAAGAAGACATCCTCACCCATGTACCCTCTTTTACCAACCTGCCAAGGCATATCAAACCAAGGTTCACTCATGTTTTGAAATACTTCTTTCTTGATGAGCATAATCCCAGTGCCAATACTCCCAACTTCCTCCAGGCCAGTGGAGTCAGGCATCGTGTAGACCAATTGTCGAACACCATTCTCGTCATAGTTCTGAGCTGTGGGTCCAGTTGGCATCCTTCTCCTGGCACAGTTGGCTGCCACAATGTCAACGTCATGCTTTAAAAGACGTTGAACCATGTCCTGTGGGAATGTCATGTCTGAGTCAATAAACAGGATGTGGCTGCATCCTTCACGCATCGCATCAAGACATAAATCAGCACGTTGATTCTGAATGATTGTGCCTTGCATGATCTTTAGACTAATTGCGTCTGTCGTGTTGAGAGTATGGTAAGAGACCATATTCACCATGCAATATGTATAGTTCGTGTGGACCATGTCCCTTGCTGGTGTACAGACTGCAATATAGTTCATACTTGTCCTGGTCTCACTCTAAAGTATTTGTTGTCTGGATCATTCAGCCACCTCTTCATGTAAGCAGTATCTTCTAGCTTACCTTCGGCCTTCAATTGTGCATAAATGCTCATTGGAATACTTGCAACCTTGTGCCACTCACCATTCCAATTGGCCTTCTCATCAACTTGATTAAACTCTTGCTTGTTCTCTTCAATGATCCCTGTCACGTCCTGTTGAGTCTGAATGGTTGCCTCATCAGTCAAAGGATTGTAGTGCCAAGTCCTGGTGATACCAGATTCTTTGTCTTCACTAAATAATCTTTTTTCCATACCAAAGAGGCCAGATTTCTCTGGCCTCCCCCTTCATAGTTTAAGAAGTTATCAAGTCTGCAGCTAAGCCATGAGCTTTTTCTGTCATCACTTGTAAGCCCCACTCAACGATGAGCATACGCTTTTCAGCATCACCAGTTTTTGCTAGTTCCACTTGTTGATATGGACGCAATACGGTCATCTTTGCGTAATCAGGATCGATCACCCAAGCATCACGTTCACGTTGGAATCTATTCGGAATGACCGAAACTTGGCCAAAATCACTGACATAAATGTCTGCAGCACCGATGATTGTGGCTGGACGGTCACCACCATTGATGTTGTAACGCGCTGATGCAATACCAGAGAATCCTGAGACACGCTGTTTGTTGATTGGACCAACCATCAGAATTTTAGGTGTACCACCTGAAGTCCATACTTGCTGAATCACATTCTTCAAAATGGTTTCAGTGAAAGTACGCACATTTCCATCAGTACGCGCACTATTTGGTAGTGTTGTATAAGATGGATTTGCACCATTGGTCTGCATATCTACATTGGTCTTAACATATGCACCCAATGATGCTGTTACTCTAGCAGCTGATGTAGAACCTGCTACTGCAATACCACCATTCAACATGACAAATTCTTGGTCTCGCTTTAGCTCGCTGCCCCTTTTAGCCAGTTGATAACTTAATTCTGAGCGTCTGCCTGCCTTATTTACTACTTCTTCAGTGTTTGACAAGACGATGGTCTTTCTGGATATTTGAGCATAGTTGGTCAAACGTACAGTTGCTGTAACTGCATCATATGAACCTACGTCATCACCCTCAAGTTGAGCATTGGCAGCTGCTGTGTCCAATGTATCTGTCTGCCACTCAAACAAAGTGCTGGTAATGTTTGAACGTCCAATGTTGGATGTGAATGGAGTCTCTTCTGGAGCAATATTTGTGATGACGTTTGATAAGTCTTCACGAATACCTTTTGCACTGTACGTTGTGAACGTGTTTGTTACGATTGTCATGGTTTACTACCTTAATAAAAGTGAAATGGCATGGGCTGCATCATCGATGCGACCTGTTTTTGCAAGACGCTGCTTTGCGCGTGACGATTCACTTGTTGTAGAAACCCTTCCAGCTGCACCTGGCGTGGCTGGTCTGGGTCCATTGTTCACCACTGGCTTAATACCTTGACGTTTCCCCATCATGTTGTCGTACAGTGCTGCTTTACGCAACAAAACGACTAGACGATGATCTGAAATGCCCTTCATGTCTTCATCAGAGTAACCTGCATCAAGTGCAGATTTAATGAGCATTTCCTTTTCAGCCTTTGCTGTTTTAGGATCTTTCCACTGGGGAATGACCTTCAATAGTTCATCCTTTTGCTGATGCAAATGACTCTCCATTGCTCGGTCTTGCTCAATCTTTGAGAGTTGTGCGAGTCGTTGCTGTTCAGATTGGATTGCAGCATAACGCTCTTGTCTATCTCTCAAAACCTCTTTTTGTCTTACCCATTCAATCGGATCTTCATGGTAGAGTCTTTCCAAATCGATCTGGGGTTCAACAGACTGTTGAAGTTGGTTGTGTAATGCTCCCAACAATTGTGAATACTGTTCACGTTCTGCACGAACGGCATGAGTTTCTGATTCCACGGCTTTGCGGATCTCAGCAATCTGTTGCGTCTTTCGTGTGTAGTCCTGAGTCCTTGAGTAACCCTTTTGGAGTTCATCCAGTGACACTGCAACCTCTTTGCCGTCAATCTTGACGGTGAAGGTTTGTGGCTGGTCTTCCTCCTCGGTTTCACCCTCCTCCTCTGACTTTTCCTCGTTAGTTTCATTCTCCTCGGTAGCGTCTTGATCTTCCTCGGAATTCTCTAACTCAGTCGCTCCATCGGATTGCTCCTCTGGTTGCTGCGTCTCGTCACCTTTCTGTTGTCCCTCATCGGGCAGTATGGATTCAAGAGCATTGGCTGCTTCAGCCAAATTCATTGAGCCTGTAACACTCCCTTGTACGGTTGGTGTTGGATCTGGCATTTGTATTTCCTATATTAAATCAAATTCTTTTGTGCGCGTTCGATAGCTCTTTGAGCCACCTTGCCGTTATCAATCAACTTTTTGATCTCAGTCCTGAACGATTCAATGGCTTGCACCATCATCCAGGCTTGTTCCCTTTTTAAGGTATCTTCTGGCCTGGTGCTTTTCCAGATCCAGATTTGATCATTTTGGAGCTTTTCCAATGCCGATGAGAAAACCTCATCATCATGCAGTTGTTCGGCCTTTTTACCTTTGCGATACTCTACGTCACTCATTGGACCATTCCACTGTTAGGGTTGATGGGAGCACCAGGCTGCATGACAGGTGGAGCCTGTTGCATTCCTTGTGCAATAACTGCCTGTTGTTTCATCGCCTCACGATTGATCGCTTGCGCTGCAGCAATCTCTGCATTGCTGATATTTGTCTGGTATTTTAGCTCTAACTCGTATTTCTTGATAAAGAAGTCCTGATTCATTTGATCTCTTTGCAAGTCATCGTTTCTCATCATCTCTTCACGTTTCAATTCGAGTTCTGCAGCCTTCTTCTGAATGTCTGCCTGAATAGACTCGGCCTGAACCTGAGCCAGAACCTGCTCTGGTGTTGGTTTCTGACTGGGTTGTGGTGGCTGGTAACTGTCAGGGATCTGATTAAAGAAGATACCTGGGTCTTTAAACCCAGACAATTCCACAATCTTTCTCAATGTATTTGAATACTGTTGAGCTGTCACCAGTGGATTGTTTGCACCCAACTGTTGAAGAATCTGCTCTTGCTTGGCCACGACCATTGTGAGCATTTGCATTTTTTGCTGTACGTCACCATTACCCAGAGCAATGTTGATGGCCATGTCCATCGAGCTGTCCCATGCCCTTGGATCGATCTGAGTCCACTCGTTCCTGAGTCTGATCATCCTTGGCTTGTCCTGGTGGGTGGTGGCTAAGAACAATATACCCTTGAAGAGTTTCTTCATGCCCTCGGCCATCAAACGCGCAGTCATCTCAATTCTGCCTTGAGACGCACCAATGGTTGCTTGGACAGCTGCTTTGGTGCTCGACTGCAATGCATCGGCATTCAGTCCCATTGCAGCCTTGCTCATGCCAGTTCGATCTTCTTTGATCTGGTCAATGTAGTCAAGCATTGGGAATGCTGCCTGACCGACAAATGGACTGGAAAATGGTTGCACCATCCCAGGTGCTCTCATCCTGATAATTGCACCAGTTTCATTGTTGAGTACGTCATCAATATTAACCTGTCCTTCGACAATTGCAGTCCTTGGGTGGATTGCCTGAGCCAGAGAATCTAGAGTGTTTCTGAGAATTTCTGACTTAATCTCTTGGATATCGTGCGTAATATCAAAGATTGACATGGCCTCCAATGGGCTTGTATGTGGTTCAGGATCGCAGGGAAAGTCAACGAATGGGATATAAGATGCAGGTAAATTCCTGACCATCTTGTAACCAGATCCCATGCAGCAGATCTTTCTCAGCTCAGGAATACCGTCCTTGTCATAATCAATTCGGACATAGGACTCAATATAGAGTACACGTCTCAACATTGGATTCATCGAGTCCGCTGCACCCATTGTTGTGCCAAATGGATTACGCGCCAGGTATTCATCATTGGAGTCCAGATCTGTACTGGATATGTTCTCCTCAATCTCATCCTGGTCATATCCCATCTCGATCAATTGACCGACAGTGGCCATCTGACGATGGGCAATGATCCCTGCATCGTCAAACGATCTGGCACGTCTATCAATCAACAATTCTTCAGGAGGGACGGCCATCACCTTGATCTGTCCACCCTTAACGACTCGCTTGATCTCCACGTCATGCAACATGGGTGGAGGTGGCATTGGCATCATCTGGCCAGTCATTGGGTCCATTTGTGGCTGCATCGGTGGGACAGACTCGTCTGGATAAGATACGCTGATCTTGACCTCGGCATCTCCTTCTTGCATCAAGATCTGCAAAGTCTGGTCATCGAGTCCAGAATACTGCTCGATCCTGACCTTCTCGGTCTCTTCCCACCAGTATTTGGCAATTCCACACTTACGCACCAATGAGTCCTTGAATAACGAATAGGTGGTCATAAACCCATTGTTGTCATTCTGGAATACATAATTACAGTAGTCTGTGGCTTGTTGAGCATTCTTCACGTCCTCTGGACCGTGAGGGACAAACTCCACGACATTCTCTGTACTAAAGAAGATACGCATCAGACTTGGCATCATTGCAGAGACCGTATCCCTGACCTCCATTGCCACCACCTGAGACCGTCCATCCTCCTCATTGCCAAATGGATCTCCCCTGTAATACTCGGTTCCCTTTGCGCGTACTGGAGACACGTCAGAGTCAATGTAACTGATGGCATCGGACAGTTCTGCACCAATGATGCTCTCTAACTCACCATCGTCCATCGGTTCAACTGATGCAATATCAGTATTAGGTACTTGATTCATTTCCATTTGGAGCTTTCTTTAAGATCAAAAACATTGAGTCCACAGCTCTAGGCATTCGGACTAATTCATCTTCAGGCAATTTTAAACTCGATCCATACTCACTCAATCTGTACTCTAAGTGTTCCATGTGAAACCGATCTTCCCATCCAAGATACCAGCTCCATGCACAGTAATAGACCCAAGATCTTTCATTGAATGCCCTGACATGGGTGGGATCAGACCATGCACCTATACCTAAGTCATAAGGCACAATAATCTTCATCTCTCCACCTGGAGCCAATAAATCTAAGCAGTTTCTCATGCACTTCACCAGATCTGGGACGTGTTCTAGTACATCAAGGGCTAAGATCTCAGTAAACATTCCTGGTTGAATGATCATCTTGCCAAACCGAGTGACGATTTCTTGACCCATTTTCAGATCACAGATATCGACTAACCAGTCAGGTTCAACTCGACTCTGAATGTCTGCATTCAGGTAGTCTTCTTTAAAATCTTTGCCAGACCCCAGATTAAGTTTCAAACCAGTCTCTTGCATACTCAGGACGATTGGCTTCAATCCACGGACGCGCCTGTGCGTTTAACTTGTCTATGTCGTTGCCCACTGTCTGAGAGCCAACATGGTGGACATAACTCACAGACACATAATGCTCAAACCCAGCTCTGGCCAGATCCAAACAATGCACGTCATCTGAGTACCAGTTCAAAGGTGGGAATTTACTCACTCTCCAGGCACCAGATCCAATCCATGCAAAGATGGGTGCAATGATGCTTGCTGGCCTAATCGATCCCTCAGACGCAAAACGATTCCACTGTATAACGTCTTCATCAGGGTTGTACCTGATATTCTGAACCTGTCTCACTGAGTCAGATCTAGACGCAACCCACCCCATCTTTCTATCCAAACTCTTGATGATCTCAACGTCATCCATCAATAATCTGTAACTGCTTGGAGTGAGCACAATGTCATCATTGGCCACAATGACCGAGTCATAGTCCTTCATCGCACAGTCAATGACCGAATTGTAATCATCACCAAAGTTATTGACTGCACCAAAGATCTTCACGTCCACGTCATACTTGTCAACCACTGACGATGGACCTCGCAGATAAATCGGAACTTCTGGGGCATATTGCTTGATCGACTCTAATAAGACTGGCAATCCTTTGCCATTGACCGTACTGATCACAATGGGACAGATCATTTGGCCTTGTTCCTGGCACTGATCGCCTTGGCCTTGGATCTTGCATCCTCTTTGCTGCTCGCGCCCCACGCTTTCAAAGACAATAGTAACCTGGTGGGTTCACCAGACTTGTACTCAGGACCAGGCATATTGCCCATTCTGGCCAAGAAACTAGCACGTCTGGGATTGTCACCAGACTTGACTGGTGCTTTCAGGTTCATCCCCTCGGCCTTGGCACTCGCACGTCCCTTGGCATTGAGTCCACCAGTGGGACTCTTACCCTCTTTCCGTTGCCAAGCAGGTGTTTTCATTTCTTCGGTTTCTTTGCAGTCTTCGCTGCAGCCTTAAAGTCAGCTGCACTTGGAGCACCCTTTGCTCCAGGTTTACGCATCTTCTCTTTTGAACCAGCTGCGATCCGCGCTTGCTTTGCGTTGATATTGGCATAAAGTCCAGGTTTCATGTTAATCCTTAGTATGTAAATTGATTGTGATCAAAGAGTCAGGTGATTCATCTTCCATGTCTCCCATATCTTGATTATCTTGACCGTTTTGGCCATCTCCCTCACCAGTATTGGGTCCACCGACTACCCATGCATCGCAAGTTCTAGTACCTGCACACTTAAAGTCAAAGATCTCACAATATCCCATGTCTGCCAACTTGATCGATCCCCACGGATCGGCCTCATTACCTATACCATTCGATATACAGTCCCTGATCTCAACAGAGACATTGAACACTGCACAGTTGCCACATCTACTTTTCTTGGCATCATTCACAGACACGTCCCAAGTATCAGCCTTCTTCTTCCAAAAGGGTACATTTGGCAGATCTGGATTCTCAGGACCGTAAGCAGCCTGAGTAATCGCATGACCACGATTCTTCAAGTTCAGCGTGATGTCTTGTGTGGCCACAGGACACTTCTTGACAGCTGCTTGGTCAACTTGCATCTGACGCATCGCGTTTTCCATTGGTTTAGTGGCCATTACTTCATCCCCTTCTTGGCTGGCATCTTCTGCTTAACTTTGGCCTCGGACAGAG